CGTTAATCTGTATTTGTCAAACTTTTCAAGGAGCAGACAAAATGCCTCAATATTCAGACGACCTATTTTTAGGCTCGGCCCAAACCGCAATGGGTACGGGTCTTCGTAATTACTCCACCACCGCAACTGGCGGCACTGGTGGCGCATCCTCTTCAACTCTGACAATTACTGCGGTGGGCTTTGGCGCACCAATCGTTGTTGGTATGTATGTTGATGGTACAAGCGTAACTGATGGCACTTACATCACTGCCGTTGGCACTGGTAATGGTGGCGTTGGTACTTACACGCTAAACCAAGCAATCAACATTGCAAACGGCACTGCGTTGACTTTGCATGACTTGGAGCCTTTTGACAATCCGTCTCCAATGAGTGTGGGTGTTGGCCCATTAGGTCGCATCTATGTTTGGGACGTGGTTCCTCAAGCCGCTGTTGCAAACAACATTGCCGCTTCACAAACAGCCGCTGGCGCTGGCGCAGTAACACTGACCGCTGGTACTTCAGTTCGTTCTGTTGTTCGCACAGACGGTACAACTGTTCTTCAGTTGGATATGCCTCGTGGCGTTCGCGTCAACTGCTCAACAACTGCTCGTGCATTCACTGTCAATGGATTTGACGTGTACGGTCAAGCAATGAGCGAAGTGATTACTGTGAGCGTTGCTGGTACTGCTGTAAGCGGCTTAAAGGCGTTCTACCAAATCTCTAGTGTGACCATTGCTGGTTCTGCAACGGCTGTTTTGGTTGGTACTACTGACGTCCTTGGTATCCCAGTTCGCGTTGCTAACGTGGCGTATGTTGCAAGCGTTAAGAGCAACAACACACTGGCGCAAGATGCTGGTACGTTTGTCGCCGCTGACTTGTCAACTGCTACCACCGCCACTGGTGACGTTCGCGGTACATACACCCCTGCTACCTCATCGAACGGTATTGTTCGTACAGTAATGGGAATTTTGTTGCCAGCAATCGCCGTTGGGCCTAACGCAACTCGCGTTGGCGCACTTGGCGTAACGCAAGCCTAAAGGAGAGCGACATGGGTCAATTCAAACCAATGGTCAAAATGATGACCACTGAGCCTACAGTTGAGTTAAAACTCAAAAAAGGCGGTCACGTCAACATGAAAAAAGGTGGCAAAGCGGAAGCTGGTCACAAAAAAATGGCGATGGGCGGTGGTGCTTTGGACATGATGTCAGGAACGCCCGCTTTGGTGGGTCGTCCTGCGGTTAATGCTCCTGTTCGCGCCCCCATGAAGCCTTCTATGGCCTCACGTCGCAAGGCGATGATGCCCAAGAAGCCAATGCCTGCGATGGCGTCTTCTAGCCCAGCAATGGGTGTGCCTCCAATGAAAAAAGGTGGCAAAGCTGAAGGCGGAGAATCCAAGGGTATGCACAAGGCTGAGATGTCAAAGATGAAGGGTCTTGAGAAAGAACTGAAGTCTCACGAGTCCAAGCCTGCCAGCAAGGGCCATAAAGGTCTGAAGACTGGTGGCGTGGCTCTTGGCAATGCTGGTGGCTTTAAGAAGGGTGGCAAGATTGCTAAGTTCGCCAACGGTGGCGTTGCTGGTAACGGCATTATCAACACCGAAAAGCAAGGCGGCAAGTACCGCGACACCTTGATGCACACTGCTGAGTACACTGGCAAGTCCAGTGGCAAAACTGGTGATGTGAAGAACGGTAACGGTGGTGGCTACAAAACTGGTGGCGTCGCATTAGGTAACGCTGGTGGCTTTAAAGCTGGAGGTAAAACCTCAAAAAAAGCCTACGCGGCGGGGGGTACTGTTAATTCAGGACGCGCCGTCGCGATGCCGCAGGGCGCTAAAAAGCCCTCTTCACCCGTAAGCATCAATCAACTGTCTGGTACTTTCAAAAAGGGTGGCAAGGTCACCCCCGCTGAAGGTCGCTTGCAAAAGAACTTTGCGGCTGAGAACAAGACTGCTATGAAGCAAGCTAAGGCTCAATCCAACGAGGTCTACAGCAAGTACCAGAAGATGCAGAGTGGTGGCTCTCCAACTCCAAATGAGTCTTTCTTTGACAAAAACAAAGTAGACCCAAAATCTGTAAGCGACAAAGCAAGTCGTGAGTTGGAAGAGGCTATGAATCCTTTGAGCATGGTCAAGGAACTTTACGGCAAAGCGCGTAATGCGGTTCGCGGTGAAGGTTCTGTAAATGCCGCAGAGAGAGACGCAATGAATCGCATTATGGAAGAAGGAATGCGAAACGGGACTGGCGGGGCAAACGTTCAAAAAATGCGCGATGCCATGATAAAAGGCGGTCGAAGCCAGCGTGACATTGACTCTTTAATGCGTGGGCAAGGTGCTATCACAGAAACCGAAAGGTCTGTGACAGTATCCCCAGCAGGAAAGAAGCGCGGCGGACGTGCTTGTTGAAAACGAGTGGGGGCTTCGGCCCCCGCTTTTAATTGGAGATTGAAATGTCAACATTGACGAATGTGTTTGCCGAGCATAGAGATTCTACGGGCGTTATTTACGCTGGCGCGACAAACCTTGCTGGGTATCAGTTATTGACTGGTGGTACTGCTGGTGAGATTGTATTCCGCGATGGCGGAGCGTCAGGCACTGTTCGGTTGAGAGTGAACATCTCTGCCACGCCAACCAATCCGTTCTCAACGCTGTTGCCGGGCAACGGCATCCGCTTCACAACCAACATCCATGTGACGTTGCCAACAAGTGCGGCAGTCACAATTTTCTGCGGTTAATCATGCCAAGCAAATCACCTTCCCAGCACAATTTGATGGCGGCGGTCGCACATAACCCTGCGTTCGCCAAGAAGGTGGGCATCTCTCAAAAGGTTGGCAAAGAGTTTGCCAAGGCTGATGAGGGCAAGAAGTTTAAAGGGGGAGGTCTGTATGACAACATTCATGCAAAGCGTGAAAGAATCGCTGAAGGCTCTGGCGAAAAAATGCGGCGAGTGGGTAGCAAAGGTGCGCCAACTTTTCAAGACTTCAAACAGTCAGCAAAAACCGCCAAAGTAAAATGACCAAAAAAAAAGTTAATCTTGCAGTCGGTCGTGGCGAAAAGTTGCCAGTTGAAAAAGGCGCTGGATTAACTGCCAAAGGTCGGGCAAAATACAACCGTGAGACGGGAAGCGATTTAAAGGCTCCACAGCCCAAAGGCGGCGCTCGAAAGGACTCCTTTTGCGCACGCATGAGTGGGGTTGTGGAACATTCAAAGGGGGACGCACCACGCGCCAAGGCATCGCTGAAGCGGTGGGACTGCCCCGGCTGGTAAGGACAAAAACAGATGGCGTATTCTGACACCTACGGACAGACATACAACGTGCAGACGTTGATTGACCACGGCGCTCGTCGTTGTGGCAAGCTGGCTGAAGAACTGACTTCTGAGCAGGTCTTGTCCGCACGTCAGTCGCTTGGCTTCCTTTTGTCGAACCTCATCAACCGTGGCATCCAATACTGGTGCATCAGCAAAGAGGTTATAGGGCTGTCAGCGGACAAATACCAATACACGCTACCTGCGGGTGCTGTGGACACTTTAAACGTGCTGTACCGCACTATGACGCGCCCTGATGGCACTTATACGTCATCCGCTGGTGGTGTGGTCGCAAACCTTGCTGATAACGACGTGGACACCTTCTGCCAGCAGTCTTCTGCAAATGGCAGTTTTACGGTCACTTATGGCGTTGCAAACCCCATTTACGCTGGTTCTATTGGGTTTTTGCCCTACATTGCTGGTGGTGGCTCGGCTACATGGAACATTGCGCTTCAGTATTCCACGGATGGAATAACTTGGGTGACCCTTGAGAACCTTGGGGCAACGCCCGTAACGGACAACATTTGGGTGTGGACTGACATTGACCCGGGGCAGACCGTCGGCTTCTACCGCATTGTCGCCTCTGGTGGCACTACCTTGGCCCTGCGCGAGTGGTACATCGGAACCAACAGCACTGAGGTGATGATGTCTCGCTTGAACCGCGACGACTACACCAACCTGCCAAACAAGAACTTCACCGCAAACCAGCCGTACCAATTTTGGTTCGACCGCACAATCCCAAGCCCAACGATTTATCTCTGGCCCACTCCAAGCAACCCTTTCGTTCAAATGACGGTGTGGTACTCCACCCAAATCATGGACGTTGGCTCGTTGACGGATGAACTCCAGATTCCTCAGCGCTGGTACGAGGCTGTTATTTTTATGCTGGCTCACCGCATGAGCCTTGAACTCCCGCAAGTTGCAATGGACAGGGTTGGCTATCTTGAAAAGATGGCTGAAAAGTACCTGTACGAGGCAGAGCAGGAAGAGCGCGACAAGTCACCGATTTACTTCGCCCCTAACATTTCCGTGTACACGAGGTAAGGGATGCCTACCTTCTTAGACACAACAGGGATGACTTCACTTGCAATCGCGGTGTGCGATAGGTGCAAGATGAAGAAGCCGTATGTGGATTTGAGGCCCGATGGGAACTCCCCCGGCCTCCGCGTGTGT